TTCAGTTTCAGGTTCAAAATTAGATATATCTGTACTCTGTGGTTGCATTTCTAAATTTATACCTAGAGCTGGTACTCCATTGGGTTGTCTTACTTGATTGTAATACATAAAAAATAAAGACTAATATCTTTTATGTATCTTAAATGGATAAACGAGTGTTATTCATGTAGTTGCCCGTTAAACCCAAGAATACACACAAATAATGTATGTGAACGTAATACTATACGCGAATATAGAAAAATAAGACCTATTTTCATGTTTAACAACGAAGAATATTATAAATTTTTTGGATCGAAATTAAAACGTGTATGTTACCCATGTTTTTTAAACTCGTATAAAATTCATCCATCGACACTTAGAAAACGTGAATATGGTATGTTAAAACAAATATATAAAACGCCTAAGTCTAAAACAAAAGAGGAACTTTTATACTGGTTCGAAGGTCTAAAAAGACACTTAAGTAGAAGAAGCGAATTATAAAAAATATGGATGAAAGTATTCAAAAACTCACGCACGTGGAACATATTTTAAAACGACCAGACTCATACGTTGGTCCGGTTTCGCGTGTTGGAGAACCGTATTGGGTATACGAAAACGGTCACTTCGAAAAGAAAAATGTCGTCTACTCACCGGCACTTCTAAAAATATTTGACGAAATACTCGTAAACGCAATCGACAGAAATTCTCTGTACCCAAAAAATGTAACATCACTGTGTGTATCTATTGATAAAACATTGGGTGAAATAACCATAGAAAATAACGGCCCTTTAGGAGGCATTGCAGTGAAAATGCATGAAAAGGAAGGTCTTTGGAATCCTGAATTAACGTTCGGACATTTACTCACGAGTACAAATTATGACGATACACAAAAACGTGTCGTCGGTGGTCGAAACGGGTACGGAGCAAAACTTACAAACGTATACTCGACAAAGTTTTCGGTAAAAATAAAAGATGGAGAAAACAAGTGTGTATACACACAGGAATGGTCAGATAATATGAAAAAATGTCATACACCAAAAATAAAAAAATACGCAGGTGCAACATCGAGTGTTTGTGTAAAATTTGTTCCTGATTGGAAACGGTTTGGTATGTCTGGTATGGACGAGTCTATATACAAAATATTCGAAAAACGCGTATATGATGCAAGCATATGCACTTCACAAAACTGTAAAGTGAAATTTCAAGGTGAACCTTTACCAAAATGTTCATTTAATACGTACGCTAGAATGTACACAAAAACAGACGAAATGTGTATGTTTACAAGTGATAGATGGTCAGTGTGTATTGCACCTTCCGACGACGGATTCGAACACGTTTCTTTCGTCAATGGAATATGCACTACAAAAGGAGGTTCACACGTTGATCACGTTTCTGGTATACTCGCAAACGGTATTATTGAAGACATGGCAAAAAAGATAAAACTTCGTCCTCAACAGGTTAAGAATGCGTTTTTTGTGTTTGTAAAAGCAACCCTCGTTAATCCGAGTTTCAGTAGCCAGGTTAAATCAGAGTGTACGCTCAAACCACAAGATTTTGGGAGTAAATTTGAACCACCAAAATCGTTCATTAAAAATATTCTAAAAACGAGTGTACAAAACGAGCTTCTTGCTTTATCGAAGTTTCGCGAAATGAAAGAACTCAAGAAAACGGATGGTACGCGCAAATCAAAAATAACGGGTATACCAAAACTCGACGATGCAAATAAGGCAGGTACACAACAATCCGGTAAGTGTACACTTATCGTAACAGAAGGTGATTCGGCTAAAACGTTGGCAATTGCTGGTCTTTCCGTAGTTGGTCGAGACCATTACGGCGTTTTTCCTCTTCGTGGTAAGTGTAAAAACGTTCGAGATGCAAGTGTTAAACAACTTACTGAAAATAAGGAGTTTAACGATCTCAAAAAGATTTTGGGTCTTCAACAGGGTAAAGTATACACGTCACTTTCAGAACTCAGATACGGTCGTCTCATGATCATGACAGATGCGGATAACGATGGGAGTCATATCAAAGGACTCATACTTAACATGATACATTATTTTTGGCCAAGTTTACTCAAACTAAACTTTGTCGTGAGTATGGTTACACCAATCATAAAAGCCACAAAAGGTTCAGAAACAAAATCGTTTTATACCGATTCTACATTCAGGTACTGGTACGGTAATGGTAAACAGGGGTGGAAAATTAAGTATTACAAGGGTCTTGGTACATCCACGTCCACAGAAGCACGTGAATATTTTAAAAAAATAAAAGATCTTACTGTTCAATTCGACGCGGATGAAACTATGGACGTCTCTATTAATCTCGCTTTTGATAAAACAAAATCGGATTTACGTAAAACGTGGTTACTCGAAAGTACGGAAAAGAAACCTTCGGAATTAGAAATACCTTACGGAAACGTTGAACGACTCGGTATATCCGACTTTATTCATAAAGATCTTGTTAATTTCAGTCTGGCAGATTTGAAAAGGTCCATTGCACACGTCTCCGATGGTTTGAAACCGTCACAAAGAAAAGTGTTATACGCATGTTTTACTAAAAACCTTACATCCGAAATGAAAGTTGCGCAATTGGCTGCGTACGTTTCGGAGAAGACGTCGTACCACCATGGTGAAGTCTCTTTAGCCGATACTATTGTGAAACTTGCACACAATTTTATGGGGTCGAATAACATAAATTTACTCGAACCGTGTGGTCAGTTTGGTACAAGACTCATGGGTGGTAAAGATGCAAGTCAAACGAGGTATATTTTTACAAAACTTACGAAAAGTGCACGTCAGCTTTTCGATCCAAAAGATGACCCCGTTTTACAGTATTTGGATGATGATGGTAAACAAATTGAACCCGACTATTATGTACCCATTTTACCAACGGTTTTAGTAAATGGTACTGAAGGTATAGGAACTGGGTTTAGTTCATATATACCATCATTTAATCCGATTGATATACAGAAAAATATAGAAAGGGTTATTGCAGGAGAAACGATCGTTCCAATGAAACCATGGTTCGATAAATTTACTGGGCGTGTATTTAGTAACGAAGATGGTGTATGGGTTACAGAGGGTGTATGGTCTCAAACGGGTAATGTATTAAAAGTCACCGAACTTCCACCAGGGCGTTGGACACAAGAATACAAAGAATATCTCGATACACTCATCGAAAAAAAGAAAATAACAAATTACGTAAATAACAGTACAACTGAACACGTTGATTTTTATATTACAGGATATACTGGAAATGATATCATAAAAGATTTTAAACTCCAAAAAACCTTCCATGTTACAAACATGCATTTATTTCACCCTACAAAGGGTATTCATAAGTATGAAAGTCCAGAAGACATTCTCAAAGACTTTATAGAAATACGAACGAAAACATATAAAAAAAGAAAAACGCATCTTCTTACTGTTTTAAAAGAAAAAGTAAAAAAACTGGAGAACATGTCAAAATTTGTAGATATGGTCATACATGAAAAAATCATCGTTTTTAAACGAAAACGTACAGATCTCGAACATGAAATGAACAAACTTTTTGACAAGATTGATAACTCATATGATTATCTTTTAAACATAAAAACATATCAATATACACATGAAGCTGTACAAAATCTCAGGGAAGAAACGTCAAAAACAAAAGACGAATTTAATGATTTACAAAAAATAAGTTATATCGATATGTGGAAAAGGGATTTAAAAATATATAAACAATAAGTAGTATGTGTGACACTTCTGGACCAGATACAGGTGCTATATTATCACTCAACGCAATTGGTAAACAAGATACATACCTTTTAGATAAAAACCCAGGACTTTCATTCTTTAAGTATGAACAAAAAAGACATGCACCATTTTCTAAATTTCATAAAAGTACAAATGTAAATAAACCAAGTTCTTCTTCAACGACATGGCCATTCGGTGAAACGATAAAAGTTACATTTAACCCAAGAAATATGGGTGATCTTTTATCAAATATGTACCTCATGTTTGAATTACCTGCATTAACAGGTGGAGATAGTTATTATGCCGATCAAATTGGTCGACATATTCTCAAATCTGTAACAATGCGTGTAGATGAGATTGTTGTTGAAAAATTTCATGGAGATTGGGGTATAATATATGATGAATTGTATCTCGACGAATCAGAAAAAAGAACAAAAAGGTATACCGTAAACAGAAATAATGCAGAAGACACATCTTTATTATCGGGTAACCAATTTTTAGCCCAAAATAAATCGCGTGTTTATATACCCATACCTTTATTTTTTTCTAGAAAATACGAAAGTGATGAATATGAAACAAATACACCAAATAGACCATATTTCCCAACATGTGCTATTTATAAACAAAAACTTCAGTTCGAGCTTGAATTTCACAACCAGGCATTTTTTACAAATGAAACAGATGCCATTTCTCTAAAAGAATTTGATATAATAACTGAAGAAATGACAATAGATCCGTCCGAACGCATATATATAACAAATAAAAACCATGTTTTAGTCACGGATATAGTTAAAAAACACCCTACTTTAGATATACTTCCAGGTAATCAAAATGCTAAACTAGAACTTGTTCCTAATATACCAGTTAAAACACTCAATTGGTTTTTTAGAAAAAAAACGTTTGAAAATGAAAAAACGTTCGAAGGTGGTACGAGTTTAACGACAAATGTTTTCGCAAACAGATATAATTTTTCAGCGAGTAATGAATATTCGATAACAAATGAATTTTACAATCCTCCCATGAAAAGTGCTAAAATATTTGTAAACGGTCAGGATTTACCAAATATACAAGAATGCGATCATAAATATTTTAAATACGTTGTACCTTTTACAAGTCGTTTGTCTAGACCGTACAGAAGTATTTATACGTATACATTCTCGATGAATCCTATTAATGTAGACCCATCGGGAATGTTGGATTTTAGTCAGTTACAATCGAATAGAACAGTGTTAGATGTTACAATGAAAGAAGGACTTACAGATGATTATACTTTACATTTGTATTATGTAGGATACCAAACATTCGTTTTTGAAAATGGTATCATGTCACTTGTTTAGAAACAAAGTATTTTTATTTTCCCGTATGTACTCTATTATATTATTTTTTATACACCATCTTATGAAATTCAACTGCGCTACCGTCGTGTGTATTTCATCAGATGTTCCTGGTACATTGTATGTCATCTTAGATGATCTACAAAACGGATCAAATAACTTTTTACTATATCCATCTAAACTCGATTTGTATGCACAATGAACACTAAAAATTTTGCCATCTTTTGTTTTGTATGTTAAATTATTTTTCTTTGAATAATTTGTTATAAACCATTCAAGATTTCTTAAAGAAATTCCCCCAGTTTTATTCAAAATTTCCAAAAGTGTAGCTCTATTCTCTGGTATATTATAAAATGTATCAATTGATGTTAGTAGAATAGCCGATTTATTCATATTACATAATTCCACGCAAATCTTTAAAGCCCTTTTTTGATATTTCGCACGCAGGACACCCAGGTTTAAATATACATTCAAGTAAATTATGTGTATGTCTTATACCATCATTATTTTTAATTGACATTTCTATAGGACCCTTAACCTGGGGTTGATCCAAATGACTCCCACACATACCATTTAGTTTAGCTCTAGCAATACACGGACTACCATCCTTCTTAAATCCTCTACAAAAGTTTAACGGATTTGGTATATCAGCAAGTAATAGTTTTAAATTTATAGTATATTTAATTGAAATTTTTTGCATTTCTTTTACTAATCGTTTATATACCTCTGTTTCAACTTCCTCTTCCCATAATGTAAGTAATTTCCTAGATGCCATATTAAATATTAGCCATTAATTTTTAAGTGTTTTGAACATGTCACTAATCCTTTTTTGTCCATCGTCTTCTACCTTTTTCTTTGGTCTTCGTTTTGGTTTAACACGTGTTAAGAGTTCACCAAATATTTCTTCTTTTGGATTTTCAAAAAGTGGTTCGATTAAATCACACACGGGGTTTAGGAATTTGTTTATAAAATAATAATTATAATCCACTTTTAAATTATTATCTTTCGCATATTTGGGATCTTCTGCTTTTTCGTACGCTTTTGCTTTTGGATCACCTATATCGAGAAGAATGTACGGAACGCGATCACCCGACTGAGGTTCAGAACCAGGTTGACGCTCACGCATTTTGTTGCGGACTTGAACATGTGATAAATTTTGCGATTTATATGTATCACCAAGTTGTTGGGAAAGAATGAGTTTTTCGTTTGGTACATCACCTTCAATAAGTTCAATGGCTCTTTGTAAAGCGAGTGCTTTTGGTGGTCCGGTATCACTACTTTCCAACACGACATCGAGTAGTTCTTTACACACTTCGCGAACATGCGGTGTGTTATCACGTCGAACAAGTTGAAGACCTTTAACATCTATATAATCCATGTTCATATTACCATCTTTACCTTTTGTCCAAAGTTTTGCTGCATATCTCTTTTTTGAATACAAAAAGTACGGGCAATACACTTTTTCAAGTTCGAGGTTATTTGGCGCTTTAAAAAGTTTTGTACACTCTTCAGCAGCGCGCTCACCTAATTCCCAACTATATTCAATTGCCTCTTTCCCGGTTCTTTTTCCTACATCAAATTCAACCATTACAGAATCAGTGTCACCATACCTTACCTTTGCACCCGGAAAATTCTTTTCAACGTATTCTTTTGTTTCGTCAATCATGCTACGTCCCTTTAAAGTTACAGTCGATGCAATGTGTACACACGGTAACATACCCTTTGCAGCGCCAGTAAAACCATATACGGAGTTCATGGATACTTTATACGCCAACTGTTTACCATTATACATTTCTTTCATCGCACCAGTTGATTGTGCCATATCTTTTTTAGCTTGTTTACGAAACTGTTTCAGTTCCATAAGAATATTAGGCAAAAGACTTGGTACATTTTGCGCAAATTTACAAAAACCAAATGTTTCGTATGTTACACCAGGTAAATTATCATATTTAGAATCCATAACAAGTGTCGAATAACACAAATTATGCGCCATCATAATTGATGGATACAGACCTTCAAAATCTAATGCGGTAATAGGTGTATAATATGCACCTTTTTGTGCTTCAAGAACAGTTGCACCTTCGTATCCATCTGCAGAATATTGTCCCCACGCAATAGTTGGGACCATAAATCCCATTTCACGCGCTTTTTTAGTAATCTGACTAAATACTTTGATTTGTTGTCCTCTTTCTACTAAATAACACAATGGAACCCATGTTGCTTTAGCCATTTCAAGCAAGTTCACGAGTATACATAATTTTGCTAAAAGTCTATGTGGTAACAATGTATCCTTAATACAATATTCAGCAACTTCGCGTAACTTTACGGGGTCTTCTTCTACAAAACGCGCAAACATCTCTTTAGCAGGCATATCAATTTTATTATCACCGAGATAGAGTTTAGACACGTTATCAAGTTTATAAGAATCAAGTTTGTACCCTTTTTTTACTTCATGAAACAAATCGAAAATAAATCGACCAGGCATAGGTAAAATTTTAAGATCATTATCACCAAGTGCACTGGACGATAGTTTTTTATACGTAAGTTCACATGTGTAATTTTTTAGTTTACTTAACTCATAAAAAGAAGCATCACAATTTGTGACTACTGCACGTTTCATAATGTATTCCAAATCAAAACCAAATATGTTCCATCCGGTAATAATATCAACGTCTTCCTTTGTTATATACTCTTTAAAAGCCATGAGCATTTCACGCTCCGTTGTATAACTTTTAATTGTACATCCTTCTAGATTTGAATCTGTATTTTTATAACATAAACAGGTCTTATCGTATGGTATCTCCGAACCAAAGCGTGCTAAAGAAATGGCAATTTGAAAACATGCATCATCTTTAACATCTGCATCAGGAAATTTACCAGTAGAACTATTACATTCAATATCTACAGATGCAACAACAAAAGGTGCACTTTCATTAATGTTAACAGGTTTAAGTGTTTTCCAATCATTACAGAATAGGTCTATATCTACATTTGCAAGATAAGAACGAACACATGTATCACCAGAATCCATCCAACCAGTCGATTGTATACCCGTTCTATGCATTAATCTCAGAACGGGGTCAAGATTAGATTCGTATACTTTAAATTTTACGGGTTCATCATGTAAAACACGTTTTAATCTCCCGTTTACCATACGCCGCGCTGCCAAATTTTTAAATTTTAACTGCATGAATGAAAATAGTTCATTATTTTGAAAACCCCATACATCTTTTCCTTGAACTATATCATATCCCACTAAACATTCAGGACACGTTTTATCTATTTTCGTATAAAGATTACGAACATCCATCGCTGTCATTTTCTTCGGAAGTTTTAAAAAAAAGTATGGAGTAAAACTTGTCGTAACACATACAGATTTACCTTCATGCGTTTTACCAAAAATACTAATTAAGTGTTCATCTTCAGTGTCTTGTGTTTCCCAGGTGAGTACCTGGAACACGACCATTTTTATCTAATACGTTAATGCCCAATTTTTTTAATATAGTATATTAGTAAATATGTCAGCTGCCTTGATTGATCTTGTCTCAGTCGGTGCCCAGGATGTCTATATCACGGGCAATCCAGAAGTCTCTTTTTTTAGACAAAACTATAAACGTCATACAAATTTTGCCATCAAGCCAGAACGAATGGATTATATCGGAACATTTGGCGCAGGTAACGAAGTTGTTATCCCAATTCGCTCAAAAGGTGATTTGTTAAGTTATGTATGGATAGAAGGTACAAATATAAATAAAAATTTTAATTCTGCATCGAGTTTATTTGATTCGAGTACAACACCAACCGAATTTTCTTTGTGGATTGGTGGCCAGGAAGTAACTAGATTAGATTCTCTTTTTATTTCTGGTATACATAACGTTCTTTATAATGAATCTCAAGCTAAGTCAACTTGTGTTACGACTTGTTACGATAGTATGGAAAATACATCGACTAATAGTTACATGATCCCATTCTTTTTCAGTGAAGATTGGACAAAGTCTCTCCCAATGGTCGGTCTTCAATATCACGAAGTTGAAATTAGAATCAAATTACACCCCAACTTTAACCCTTCAACAACACCAAAGGTATATGGTTCCTATGTATACCTCGATACTATGGAACGCGAATTCTTTGCAAATAATGAACACGAACTTCTTATCACCCAAACACAATATCAACCAATGACTGTATCAGATACATCTGTCGATTTAACTTATTTTAATCATCCAGTAAAGGCTGTGCATATTACAGGGGCAAATGGTGGTAATGGGGACGGCTTAAATAAAAAACAAAGATATAGTTTTGATACGGCGTCCATGTATATTAACGGTGTACCACTTTTTGAAAACATGACGTATGAATATCATAACCAAATTGTCCCATCAAGACATTGCTCTGTATTATCAACGACACTTGATGCAGAACCAGTTACATCTTGGCCTTTCTGTCTTACAATGAATAAGTCACAGCCAACAGGTACATTAAACTTTTCTAGAATAGATAACGCTAAAATTACTATAAATACTCCATTCAATATTAATACACCAGCTGTACTTAGAGCTTACGCGGTTAACTATAACATTCTCAGGATTAAGAATGGTATGGGTGGCGTCGCGTTTGGAAATTAATTATATAAATATAACATACGAAATCAGGGATTTATTATAAATTTCTCAATAAAACACATGTTACGTTTGAGAGATTTAAAAAAACTCATTTTAGTATCAGAAAACGTTAATGTTCGTCTATTACAACACGTATAAAAGTGCGTTTTGTAATAGAGGTCTCTTATTTTACGCGACATATATAGTTTAATTAGTACCCGAAGATCCAAAGCCGCGTTCACCACGTTTCGTTTCTTGTAATTCGTCAACTTCTTCAATAAGAGGTGTTTCGCATCTTTCTAGAATTAATTGTGCGATTCTATCACCTTGTTTAATTTCAAAGGATTCACTCCCGTGATTAAACAATATAACCTTTAATTCGCCCGTGTAATCTGGATCAATAACACCGGCACCCGTTTGAATACCATGTTTTACACTTAGTCCAGATCTTGGGGCAATACGACCATAGACACCTGTAGGAATCGTTGCACAAATACCCGTACTCACAATACCACGTTCACATGCATTAATTGTCATGTTTTCCATACTATACAAATCGTATCCCACTGAACCAGGGGATGCACGCGTAGGTAAAGTTGCGTCGAGTGTTAATCGTTTAATTCTGAGTGTTTCCATGTTTTATTATGTTACGAATGTTTTCTTTAAAACCATTTAAAATAATGTAACGTATATTTAGAAATGAGTTTGAAAATTATCATGGGTAACATGTTTTCAGGAAAAACGTCCGAACTTATCCGGCGTTTGAAAAGGTACAGAGTTATAGGTAAACGTATTCTTGTTATAAATTCAAAAAAAGATACACGCGCCTCTGAAGACGTTTTACGCACCCATGATAATGTTCGTTTCGATTGTATAAAAACAAACAACCTCGACGAAGTCGATTTTTCAGAAGTTGATGTTATAGCACTGGATGAAGCTCAATTTTTTACCGGTCTTAAAAAATTTGTAGAACGAGTTCTTGATTCGGGTAAAACTATTTTACTCGCAGGACTTGATGGTGATTATAAACAGAGAAAATTCGGTGAACTTGTAGATTGTGTACCTCTCGCAGATAAAGTTTTCAAAATATCAGCGATGTGTATGGATTGTATGGATGGAACACATGGACCGTTTACAAAACGTATAGTACAAAATGATGAACTTGAACTTGTTGGTGATCATAACATGTATAAAGCGGTGTGTAGGAAACATTTACAATAAAGCCATTTCTTCATCTGTAATACCAACATCCATGTACAAAATATATCTATCTTTTTCCGAATTATTATCTGCATAGTGCGGAAATGTTGAATCAAATGTTATAGATTTACCGTTTTTTATAGCTATCTTAGTTTCTCGCAAATAAAGATGACAATCTTCTGGTACATCTAAACCTAAATTGTATGCGACGCTATTTGAAGTTAACCCAGTGTTATCATCAGTGTGAATGTCCAAACGTGTCATAGGTAATAATTTATTAAATGCAGCTACACGTATACCTTTTATATTGGATAGTAATTCTAATGTCTTTGGACAATATTTACAATTATTAGGTATAGGAATACCATTATAAATAATTGGCCAACTTATCCACGTGTTACCATCATCCTGCCAACTTTTCAACCACCCGTGATCAGTTTCATATTTTTTCACGACTTTTAACAAATTATTAGAATCAACCCATTCACCTTGTTCTCTTTGGTTATTTTGTATAAACTTTTTTGGTAAATGTAAACATTCATTTCGCATGATGTTATAATTTTCTTCCAAAACCACGAGTTTTTCGAGGGTTTTAAATATCATGCTTAATACTAGTATTATTTTTTTAAAATCTATTAATGTCTACTATTAAAACAACTCGTTTTTTATCATCAAATTTATCAACGCGGTGATATCTCGCGTGATCAAAAAGTATATGTTCACCCGGTTCGTGTTTATGAAATTCGTATTCTGTATCAAGATTACTCGTACCTTCAAGTGTTAAATGATATCGCAATTGTAAATTACTTTCGGCGCGATGTGCTGGTATAGTCACTGGTCCTTCCATAACCGAAATCATTGCATTATCAACACACTGAATCGATTTTAAAAATGCATGGGTTTTTGGAAAATCTTTTATTTTATGATAATAATAATTTTCATTGCGTTCAAACCATGGATCGAGGTCATGGAAATAATATTTTTTTGTATTTTTATATAATGCGTTGTATTCATCATTTATATCATAAAAGTGTTTTTGTACACGCCAAAGCCCGGTAAAGTCGTCTACGGAATAATGTGGTTTATGAAAAAATAAATCTATAACCGAGTTTCGTATACCCACTAACGGACGCAAAGGTTTTTGAAAATAAAGTTTATCTATAGGATTTTTTATATAATCCTGAAATATAAAAACAAAAGGTAATAACAAAAACCACATTTTTTTATTTACTTATAATAAATGCCAGGTTATAATAAAAAAGAATATTACGCACCAGTACAAACTGAAAAGGTAAACACATTAGATCAAAGATTTTTAGGTCTAACTAATGTTCAAATTGGTTTATTTACTATACCAACTATACTTGTTATAGCATCCCTCGTTTTACTTCTTTTGAATAAAAAAGCGCGTTACAGTCCAGCTATATACATTTCATTATTTATTAGTTCAGTACATTTGTATCATCATTACACACTTGCACGATTACAAAATAAATATGTTAAGTAATTATATAATGCGTGTTCGATTACGAAAAAGTCCGCGATTAGATAAAAAGTTCAGGGTTACATTTGATAATGGAAAAATTGTTGATTTTGGAGCCAAAGGATACTCCGATTATACAAAACACAAAAATCCATTACGTATGCGTATGTATGTCACGCGTCACGGTGGGTTTGTACCACATATGGTTCAAAAACAAACTGATCCTAAACTTGTTCATAAAAACATGCTTGATGTTACACGAAGTGATAAAGAAAACTGGACGAAGTCAGGTTTGTATACCGCTGGGTTTTGGTCGAGGTGGTTATTGTGGAGTCACCCCGAACTCGGGGGTGCTAAAAAAATAATAACTAAGAAGTTTGGTTTAATTTTCGTCTAATACCACGCCTTTCGAGGTTTGCTTTGAGTGCTGTCATTAAATTGGCGCGAGGGTCACGCTTTACAGGCCGCGGTGGAACTGGGGGTGCAGGAGGAATTGGAGGTGCGCGCGTAGCTGCTGGTTCAACTTTTTTTACCGAAACTCGGGGAGCTCTCGGAACACTTGGTTCCATTGTCCTTAATAATGATTTACACGTTCGTAAAAGTTTTTTTGAATTGCGAACCTGTATTTCCAATGCAGGTGGTCGTCTGCGTTCTATTTTTAACTTAAGTTCCTTTTCACTTAAGGGAACACGTTTACCCTTCACCTTTTTAGTCACACGAAGTCCGAGACGTTTCGCCTCGTTTTTTAAAATATCAATCTTCATTTATATTACCCAATATATTTTATTTGTTTAATATAAATGACATCGTTTCAATGTAAACCATCAAGTTTAGCATCTACATTGTGCTGTTGCTTATGCTGTTTTTTTCTAGTGTATAAACCAGCACGAACAGCTATACAATTTGTAAAAAGTCCACAGGTATTAGCAACTTTAGTTATCTCATGTTGTTGTATGAGTTCACAGGCGTCTACAATAGGTAAATGTGCATACAAGGCCGTCGTACCAGAAAAGAAAAAGTAATTAAAAGAAGTTATCCGTTCTATACAATTTAGTCTGGAATGAACCCGTTTGTCCTAAAACCGAAACGGTTTCATTACCATAAAGTTCTTGGCACCCTATATCGTCCATACAATCGCGTGTATCGTGTTTAACAGGTAAAGAATACATTTGTTCACCTGGTGTAACTGTATAATAATGATACCTATCTCGTCTCCCCCTGACTTCTTTACCAAATAAAGGTAGTGTTTCGTCATCTGGTCCTACCAAAACACCCATTTGTTGTACATACCCAGGTTTATATTCTTTGATAGGTGGTTTTCTATACTCTCTTTCTACAGGTATTTGAACCGGAACTTCAAATGGGACACCGACGGGAACTTGTTTTTTAACAACGACTGGGTTACTCAATTGATAAAGTATTATAGAAACAAGTATTACAAAAACGACAGCGACCATTTTTTGTTGTGTTTTGTTTTTAATTTTCATTTATATAAGCTATTATTTTTTATTAAGTAATGGTCCTAAATCAATACGATCGAGTCTATATTGAACAAATAACCACAATCCAAAAAATAACGCTTTTAAAAAATTATTTGCTTCTGTGTCATCCATTTTGTATATAGGACCCATGATTCTACCAAAAAATGTTTCTTCTTTATCATTACCTGTTATAACCATTTCCATTTGTGTTAATGCACACGTGTCATCATTCACAGACCAATGAAAAAATATAAAAGGAACAAGTAACGAATAAAATTCGAGGTTTTGTTTATTTTTCATAAATGGAATAACGAGCATTGTTATAAAAAACACTAAATGAATGAAGAATATAATGTTCATATCTATTAGTATGGACAAAGAAAAGAAACTTCCAAAGATATGGCATCCACAACAGGAGAAAATCTTAAAGTCGTGGGGTGAAGCTGCTGCGTGTTACCGTTACATGCATTACCAAGCCTATTGTTCTTATAAAAAATTGAGTATGAAATTTACCATACCACTTATTATTGTAAGTACAGTCACAGGTACGGCAAACTTTGCACAAGAAACGTTTCCACCAACGGTTCAACCGTATGTACCTTCGGCTATTGGTGGCCTGAACTTGATAACAGCTATAGCAACAACAATCATGCAATTCCTTAAAATCAATGAACTTATGGAAGGTCATCGTGTCGCTTCGGTACAATATGGTAAACTTTCAAGAACCATTCGTCTCGAACTAACCTTACCACTCGCTGAAAGAACACAAGATGGAACAACCATGGTCGAAAACTGTCGTAACGAATACGATAGACTTATCGAACAATCACCAAATGTACCAAAACAAACTATCGAGGATTTTGATCGTGAATTTCCAGACGATAACCAATTCTTTAAACCCGAAATCATGCATATACAGCCTATTGTACCATTTAAAGCTATCGCTGAAAACACGGTCATGACCAAACTTAAAGATGCAATTGGTGGTACCGCTAAACGCGAACTTAAACGCGAACTCGATGAAATACGAGGAAATGTAAATACAGTTAAAAAAACGGTTAAAGCCGATATAGAGAAAATAGAGGAGCGTAAAAACGAAATATCGGATTTAAAAGATAGGGGTCTCGTAAGTCTTAAAGGTGATCTTATGAAAGAATTACGTAGACGCACAGAACTCATGGAAGTTGTTACAGAATCACCGAAAGACGATTCACAAGATACGCCACCATGATGAATAGTGTAAAGTTAAAGACTGTAATGCACATCAAATAAGGAAATAGTTTCCTTTTTAAAGGTTCTAAAACACGTGTTTGAAGTGTATTATTTTCCATAATAATATCTAAAGCCTGTGTAGCAAGGTCACTTTCTTCAATTTTATTAGACATGGATGCCTTCGTTACAATACATAAACAAAAAAAGGTTGATGGTATTTCGCTCCATAATCAAGAAATACTCGAAATCAAAAGACTATTGGAAAATGGTACCAATGTATTTTTATGTGGTGCTTCTGGCGTGGGAAAAAGTTTTATTCTGAATGCAATTCTTGATGAAACGAATAGTATAGAAATATACGATGAAATTTTACAGAAAAAAGAAATCTATTTAAGTGCTATTAAAAATTCTAACAGGTATACGTATATAGACGATTATGAATCTGATAATGTGTATAAAAGTATAATAGAAACCGTCTGTAACGGAGGTCACATTACTCAAAAACCATTAATTGTCACGTCCAAAAATGTACACATTTTACCAAATTTTAAGATGGTTTTTATACCAAAACGTAAACCTGAAATTATACAAAAACTTATGCCGAATCACCCACGTGCAAAAATAGCTTCAGAAAAGTGTAAAGGAAATATAAGAAACTTTTTTAGTTACCTTGATTTTGATGACGATAAGGATATTTTCAAAACATCTAAAGAAATCATAGAAGACTTTTTTTGTAAACCTAATGCTATCGACATTGAAGAAACTATACATGAACATGGACATATATGGGGTTCTGTGCATGAAAACTATCTTGCTTCTAATACAGAATATTATGACAAAATAATGAATAATTTAGTCCAATCTGACGTATATGATACAGAGCTTTATAAAGGTGAATGGGATTGTATGCCTTATTTTGTTTTACACGCCATGAAACTCCCCAAAATGTATATGGAAAATACAATAGAACCAGAAAAAATACGCCCAGGAAGTTGTTGGACAAAATACGGAAATCAAAAAATGCGAGAACAAAAAGTAAGAAGTATACAGGCACGTTCTAATACAAAAATGTCACATCATGAATTCATGTTATTACGAGAATACACAAAACAAGGTGATGTTTCAAAATTTAAGGAGTATTCTTTAACACCCCAAGATTTTGATGTTATGAACCATTTAGGTATACAAAATAAATTAAAACAAAGAGAAGTTACAAAAATTAAAAAACTTATTAAAGAGGTGTGTACAGAATAACTAAATGAACACGACATCTACCGAAGAAGAACAGGAATTTAAAATATCTCGTGTAATTGGTAATGAAATTTTTTATTACGGTGAAATTACAGATGTAGATATCCTTGAGTTTATTGAAGATTTTAAGAAACTTGAAATAGATCTTCTTAAAAAAAAGGCTGAACTTATTGGTTACGACCCCGTTATACATTTTCATATATGTAGTGAAGGTGGTGACTTGTTCGCGGGGTTAAGTGCCATGAACATTATTGAAAAATCACGTGTTAAAGTTATTACCATAGCACAAGGCGTGTGTTGTTCCGCCGCCACGTTTCTTCTTTTAGGTGGTCATGAACGTCGTATAGGTAAGAACGCGCACGTACTCATACACCAAATATCAACCAACGGGTTTTGGGGGAAATACGAAGAACTCAAAGACGAAATGAAATCGTGTGATAAACTCATGGATATGGTTACAAAGACGTATAAGGAAAAAACAACTATACCACAAAAACAACTTAAGAAAATCATGAAACGTGACATGTATTTAGACCCACAAGAGTGTATCAAGTATAATGTCGTTGATTCTGTTGATTAGATCCCGACTAAAGACCCAGAAGGGGTCTTTAGTAGTATCACGGAGGGGGGGGGTCTGGGGTTTTTCTCTTCACAGATCCCTTCGGGATCTGGTTTCTACATGTCTCTTATACAAACCAATAATGGTTGCTAGTATAAGAAATATGCATAAAGTATTTGCGTTTAGAGGAATAACCGTGTTTTCTGGAGGCCTAAGTCGTTCCATTCGTTTATAATCTACAACTGGAGGAACACTACTCATCTATTATAATGGAAACAATTTTTAAAACGGATA